AAATGATCCTGACAACAGGGCGTTTCGTATTTGGCAAGGAAATGTATAATGGCATTAGATTCGTATTCAAACTTAAAAACAGCAGTAGCCAACTATCTGAACAGAACAGATTTAACGAGCTATTTAGATGATTTTATAGACTTAACAGAGGTACGACATGCGAGAGAGCTACGTTTAAGACCAACCATTATTATTACTACAACCAATGCTACAGGAGGGAACAATAAGATTCCTTTACCAAGTGATTATTTACAATTTGTCTATATTCAACTCAATTCAGGAAATAAAAATTTTCTTCAGTATATGTCCCCTAATGAAATTAGCAGGATTTATAACAGTCAGGGAAATGCAGGTCCCATTTACTACACCATTCTTGGTGATAATATTATGTTTGGACCAACACCATCGGATAGTAGCGAAATAGAAATGTGCTATTACAAAAAGGTTTCTCCTTTAAGTACGACTACACCAACAAATGAAATACTTAAAAACTATCCTGATTTATATTTATATGGTTGCCTATTAGAGGCACAACCTTTTATCATGGCTGATGAACGTCTACCTGTGTGGGCAGAAATGTATAGAACTGCAGTACAAAATGCAGAGGACGGGGATGCGAAAGAGAAACACTCTGGATCTCCTTTACAGATGACACCATCGGGAGCATTTGCAAAAGCACGAAGTTGGCCACAAACTAACGTATCAGCATGATTCCTTTTGGAAATTATATTCCTGATGCCAATCCATTCATGAGTGGAGGGGCGACAAAGGCGAATAATGTTATACCCAACTCTGATGGCTATAGAGCTTTACCAAACTTTGCGTCAAGAAGTGATGCTCTTACAAATGAAGCAAGAGGACTGTTTACATCCTTTGCCATTGATGAAAATGGTAAAACAGATACAACATTATTTGCAGGTGATAAGGCAAAACTATATAAATATGGATCAGCACAAACCTGGTCGAATGTTTCCATAGCGGCAGGCTATGACGGACTGGATACTGAAAACGACAGAACTTATTGGAGTTTTACACAATTTGGCTCTAATGTTTTTGCAACAAATTATGTAAATCCCATTCAACAGTTTGACTTGGATAATTCTTCCTTGTTTGCCAATATTACAACAACAACAGGAACAGCACCACAAGCTAAATACATGGCAACGGTTAAAGACTTTATCATGACAGGCTTTACGAAGGAGTTTCAAACAGCAAAGACTTTTGATTCGAATGCCATTGCAGCTAATGCAATAACCATTACCGCACACGGATGGCTCACAGGCTATACAGTTGTCTATGACAATAATGGTAATACAAGTTTAACGAATTTGACTGACGGCTCTGTCTACTATGTGATTAAGATAGATGCCGATACAATAAAATTAGCAACCTCCCGAGCTAACGCTATTGCAGGAACAGTAATTACACTCTCGGCAACGGGTGGTAGTGAAACACACAAACTACAACAATATACCGTTAATAAACAACGAGTACGTTGGAGTGGCTTGAATGATACAGCTACCTGGGAAGATGGAGGACAATCTTCTCAATCCGATTTTCAAGATTTAGTTTCAGCAGTAGGTCCGATTACAGGATTGATCGGAGGAGAATACCTAACCATCATCACAGAACGAAGTATCATTCGTGGTACTTATGTAGGTACTCCTCTGGTCTTTCAGTTTGACAAGGCGGCTGACAATCTGGGAAGTTTCGCACCTCGTAGTATAACAGCTTGGGGACGATTGGTTTTCTTTTTATCAGATGACGGTTTTTATATGTTTGATGGTATCAATGTGAAGCCTATCGGAGCAAACAAAGTTAATAAGTATTTCTTCAATGACTTGATTGGAGCAAAACTCGATGGAATTTGTGCAGCGATTGATCCTAAGAACACCACAGTTATGTGGAGCTATGCAGGAGAAGGATTTGATGGTTCCACTAACAACAAGCTAATGATTTACAATTACAGCTTAGATCGTTGGTCAACTGGAGAGATTGACTTTGAGTTTATGAATACATCTGCTCAGGAAGCCTTTTCCTTGGATGCCCTTGATGAAATTTCAACGGATTTGGATTCACTTCCTTATTCCCTGGATTCATGGGCATGGCTAGATGGAGACATAGGTATAGGTGGTTTCAATGGCTCTCACAAGTTTGGAAAACTGGCTGGAACAAACTCTACAGCTACGATTGACACTACAGAATTTGAAGGAGTACAAGGAAGACGATCAACTATTACTTCTGCAACTCCTATCATAGATGGTGGCACAACAACAGTAACACCAATTACAAGAAACAGTCAGGCTGATACTCAAACAGTAGGATCTGCTGTCAGTATGACAGATACAGGAACTACTCCTATTCGATCTACAAGTAGATTTCATAGATTACGTTGTACATCCACAGGATCATTTACAACACTTAAAGGTGTAGATATATCCGCTAGACCAGAAGGATTACGATAATGTCAAAAGATGACAAATGGATTCAAAAAGCCAATATTAAAAAAGGTGCTTTACGTAATATAGCTGAACAAATGGGATTAATTGAAGGAAAAGAAAAATTATCAAATAAAGATTTACAGATATTGGCTAACAAGGCAAAAAAAACAAAAAACAAATTACTGGCAAAAAGAGTGAACTTAGCTAAAACATTCAAGAAAATGAGGAAGGGATAATGGCAACAACAATTACAGCAGCAACATTAAAAATAACAATTAAGGAAGAGATTATTTTAAACAATACAGATCATGGAAACGAAAATGCTGTTTCTATATCAAGTATCAATGAAATATCTCACCGTATTGTAACGTTGCCAAGTGATAATTCGACAATCGCTTTGATGGATTTCAGTACCGTAGCAGGTGCAGGACAATTCATCACAGGAGATGTTAAGTATATTCGTATCACCAACAAAGATGATACGTATGGAGCATATATCAATCTGACTGGTGCAGCTGAAAATGCATGGATTGTCGTAGATGCAGGAAAATCTTTGATTATAAGTGGAGCTTCTTCCATGTTGGATGCAGTAGCAAGTGGAACGGTATCCGCTCCAAGTGTGGCTGATCTTACATCAGTCAAGGGACGATCCGTTACTTCGGCTCAAACAGTTGATTTGGATATTTATGTAGCGTCTGAGTAATGGCTGTTAATCAATATCCATTAGCTCCGTTATACTTACCAGACAATGACGAGCATTTACGTATTGTAAGTGTTTATCTGAATAATACCATTTCTGGAAAACTGAACTCCACAGGAACGGTAACTTTAACAGCGAGTTCAACGACAAGCACTTTAAGTGATGCGAGAATAGGAGTAAATAGTGTTATCTTTTTCATGCCCACGACAGCCAATGCGGCGACTGCTAAAGCGAATTTATACGTGTCAGCACGTGGAGATGGAACAGCAACATTAACTCATGCCTCAAGTGCAAACTCAGATCAAGACTTCTCCTATATCATCATCGGATAGTGAAATATCCTTTGTTCCGATAGAGCATATTGGACCCTTATGGAAACAAGTGGAGAAGCATTTGGAAAGGCCATTAGAGATTGATGGGAATGCCTATACATCTAAAGATGTTCTTGACAGTCTGTTAAATAAACGCATGCAACTGTGGATCAGTTGGAATAAAAAAAAAGAAAACATAGAGGCAGCTATTGTTACAGAAATAGTTGATTATCCTCAAAAACGAGCTTGTCGCTATTTTCTTGCAGGAGGAAGTAACATGAAAAGCTGGTTTAAAAAAATGAAAGATGAAATTGAAAAATGGGCAAAAATGAATAATTGTAACAGAGTGGAATTGGTAGGACGTAAAGGTTGGACCAAATTGCTCAAGGATTACAAGCCAAAACATATAGTATTAGTTAAGGAAAATTTATGAGTAAAGGTGCAGGAGAAGCTAGATCAGTTCAAAATGTAGAGCCGTGGGCGACACAACAACCTTACTTGACGAAGGGTTTTGAACGAGCAGAAGGATTATACGGACAACCAGGACCAAGTTATTATCCAGGTCAAACGTATGTGGGTTTTTCCCCACAGACACAAACTGCTTTAACAGCGACAGAACAACGAGCAACCGCTGGATCTCCGCTTCTTCAACAATCACAAGCTGAATTACTTAAACAAGCACAAGGACAATATTTATCACCGACAACCAATCCCTATTTACAGGGACTTTACAATCAGATGGCAGGCGATGTTACTGCTGGTGTACAGTCTGAATTTTCTAAGGCAGGACGATATGGAAGTGGTGCAAATCAGGCTGTATTAGCCAAGCAACTTGGAAATTTAGCTAATCAAGTCTATGCCCCATCCTATCAGCAAGAACGAGCAAATATGCAAAATGTTCTGTTTCAAGCTCCTCAGTTGGCACAAGCAGACTATGGAGACATTCAACAGCTACGTAGAGTGGGTGCTGAACGTGAGGCTTTACAACAGCAGGCTCTTGGTGATGCGATGGCACGATACCAATATCAGCAACAGCTTCCTTATGAAAAACTCAGAGCATATCAGGGAGCAACTGGTGGATCGTATGGACAAACAGCAACAACAACACAACCACTTCAACGTAACATAGCATCTGGTATTCTTGGAGGAGCACTTGGTGGAGCATCTATTGGAAGTATGATGACACCTGAAGGACAAGCTTCGAGTTACTTGTATCCATTGTTAGGTGGTTTATTAGGAGCATTTTAATGGCTACTGTTTTAGATGCGTTAAAGGCGACATTCACTCCTCAGGGAACTGCAGGACGTACAAGTTTATTAGATACATTGATTTCAAGTCAATTATCAAACAGACAAAACGCAATGCTACGTCAACGAGGAATGATGGGTATGGCACAGGGATTATTAGCCGCTTCGGCTCCATCTACAAAACCAGTCAGTATGGGACAAGCTCTTTCAACTGGTATCACAGGAATGGAACAAGGACGTCAAACAGCCTTGAATGAGATGCTCATAGGCTCTCAAATCACCAAGAACTTAATTACTGACAAAGGAGCAGACTTACGTAAATTAGAAGGTCGAAAAGAAGCAATACGAACCTATGCAAAAGATAATAATTTATTTCTTACAGAAGAAAAAGTGAGTTACATAGCAAATGCTATGGGAACGGGATCAACAACAGAATTAGCAAAAAATACTGGTATTATGGTTGACAAGATGGGAGCTATGATCGAGGAGATTGCAACACCAATTAAAACTGGAGAAGATCCTTGGGGAACAGAAGAAGATACAATTATTGAAGAAGAAGGATATTCTACATC